CAAAGCTAATGGGGTTTGAAGATGGAGCATTGTCTTTAAGAAGTAGAAAAAGACCACTCCAAGTAGCTAGAGCAGTTGCAGCTTATATTGGATTAACAGAAGAACAAATTCATAGAACGGTAATAGCTAAAGTATTAAATAGAGATAGGAGTTTAATCTATCACTATGAAAATGAGCATAAAGGAAATTATGCTACATGCATTGTATATAGGAATACATTTAACAGAGTTTATAGAGGTTATAAAGATATAGATAGTACTAAATTAACTTTTTTAGATGATGATTTTATGAAGCGACATTTGTTGTTAAGTGGAGTAAAAGAAAATGAAAAAGCACAAGTTTTACTAGAAATAAAAAGCGGAGATTCTGTGTGTATAATAAAAACATCTTATTTTGATTTTTCTACTCAATTAGAAAATGTTAAGTTTGCAATGAAAAATTATCACTATACAATTAAAATTATATAATGCAAAAACCAAATTACTATGCCGTTATTCCTGCTGAGATAAGATACAGCAAAAAGCTCACACCAAATGCTAAACTTCTTTATGCAGAGATAACGGCACTATGTAATATGAATGGAAAATGTATAGCATCAACTGAATACTTTTGCAGATTGTATGAAGTTAGTAGAGTATCAATTCAAAAATGGTTAAAGATTTTAGAAGATAATAATCATATTAGACGTGTTAATATATATAAACAAGGTAGTAAAGAAATCTTATCTAGGGTGATAACTTTGGTTAACACCCCTAGTAAAGAAAAGTTTACAGATAATACTAATATAAATATAACTAATACTAATCTTACAGATAGTAATAATAAGGGGCGTTTTAAAAAACCAACTATTGATGAAGTTAAAAATTATTGTATCTTACGCAAAAATAATATAGATGCTGAAGCGTTTATTGATTTTTATGAATCTAAAAATTTTATGATAGGTAAAAATAAAATGAAAGATTGGAAAGCTGCGGTTAGAACTTGGGAACGCAGAGAAACAAAGAAAGCAACAATGGGTAAGCTACATTCCCAAATAAATGCGTGGCAAGAAGCAAAAAAACTATTATGAAACCATTAAAGAAAGAAAATTTAAAAGAACTTACAGAAAAGGTATTAGACCTAATTGCTAAAACAGGAACAGAGATAGGTCATAAAACTGACCCTGAAACCCTAGCTAATTTGAGCAAGATATTTGCTCAGGATTTAATCCAAGAGAAAAGATTTGGGAATATGACATTTAATCAAATTACCGACGCATTTCATCAGGGCGTTAGATTTGGGAAAGAAGAACCTTTTTTAAATATCAGAACTTTTTATAGATGGGTGTACGCCCATAAGAAAGTGGTGGACAATGCGTGGTATGAAGTAAGAACATTAGGGAAAGACCCTAAGACAGTTTTATTTTATCAAGAACCAATAAAATTAATATCATGATTGGATGGGTATTAATAACGGCTGTTATAATGTGGATAATTAGAGGACTAAAAGAATAACTAAAATGAAATCAATTAAAATTACATCAGAAGAAGTAAAAAGCCAATCAGATGCGGTACTTTGGCATTTGAAAAATTATGGAAGTATAACAAGCTATGAAGCTATAAAAGAATATGGAGCAACCCGTCTTGCAGACATAATATTTAAGCACAGGAAAAATGGATATGATATTAGCAGTATGCCTTTAACTAAAAAAACTAGATTTGGAAGAAATACTACAATAGCCAAATATATTTATATTCCACCACCAATGGAATTTATACAAGAAACATTGTGGTAAAAAAGAGTATCAGTAAATTAAAAAAAGAATTAGATAAATGGTTTAGCCTTTATATTAGGCTTAGAGATGCTACTGAAGGTGTTGGAATGGTGCAGTGCTTTACATGCGGTAAGGTTGCTCATTATAAAACAGGGGGTATGCAGTGTGGCCATTTTCAAAGCAGAAGACATCATTCAACAAGATGGAACGAGCAAAACTGCCAAGTACAATGTGTAAAATGCAATATGTATGAACAGGGCGAACAATGGAAATTTGGCTTATCTTTAGATGCAAAATATGGGAACGGAACTTCTAGTGAATTAGAGTTCCAAGCAACATTGACAGCTAAGAAAATGCGGCATGAATATGAAGATGATATAAGTTATTACAAAGCGATTGTTAAAAACTTAAAAAAAGAAAAAGGAATAGAGTAACTTTTTTTTTATCTTTGGCGTATGCAATCCGTAATATATTCCAGCCATGAACACCGAGCAATTATAGAGGGATATATGACTATGTGTTTAGAGTTTGCAAAAGATGCTAGTACCGAAAGTAGATATTATAATTATCTTGATGTAGTAGGTATAATAATTGAATACAGTAATGATTATGGAAAAAGGATTAAAGAAAACGGAAACTTTTATGATTGGTTAGCAGTTCTGCCTATTAATTTGTCAGTAGCTACAAATGGATTTTTTGCAGGAATAGAAACAAAAGCAAACGCAGCAGTAGTAAGAGCTTATAGAGTAGTTTTAGAACAAGCATTACAAGATACAATAAGTAAAATAAATTCATTAGAATTACAAAATGAATAAAATTTATGTTGAAATATCAAAGCTAACAGACAAGTTTAGAACAATGGCTTATGGTATTACAACAGATGAAAATAAAATAAATGAAGCAGTACAAGAGCTGATGCTTTATTTCCTTCAAATGAATCCATCTACATTAAAATCAATTTGGGATAAAGATGGAATAGAGGGAATAACCAAATATGGAGCAGTAGCTTTACGTAGAGCATTAACAAGTAAACGTAGTAACTTTTATTATAAATATGAAAAATATTATACACACATCAATAGCTTTAATTTTCGTTCCGATTATTCTTACTCTTTGGATAATCAGGAGAGTTTTACTAATAATTATAGGAGCATATCAAATATGCAAGCGAAAACTTCAGAAGAAGAAAAGTGGAAAAAACTAGAGAAAATAGATAAAGCATTAGACAATCCTGACATATATTGGTATGATAGAGAAATGTTCAAATTATATTATTACCATGATGAAGGGAAAAATACTCTTGATTCCATAGCAAAAAAAACAGGAATTAGTAGAAACAGTATTTTTAATACAATAGATAAAGTAAGAGAAATATTAAAAAAAGAATTAAATGAAACTATATGACCCTAAAAAGCAAGATTCATTTGTAATGATGTTTGGATTTGAATATCCTGAAAAAGTAGCTCCAAGAACCAAACACTATGATTAAGTTTTTTGTAAAAGATAATGTCTATAAAGATAGATTAGATATATGCAAAAAATGTGAATATTATTTTGCACCAACAGGACAATGCAAAAGATGTTTGTGTTTCATGAAAATCAAGGCAAAAATCGGACCTATGGAATGTCCGCAAAAATATTGGGAAAAAACAACAGAGGTTGAGCAACCTGATGACTTGCCGCAAATTATAATAGACGAAATAATAAATTTATATCCTGATGTTAAAACAGGGAAGGCAAAAAATGTAGATGCAAAAAAAAGAATGATAGAGTTATACAATACAATATTCCAAACGAATTATAGTACAGGAACAAATTGTGGGTCTTGTTTACAAAGTGTTTGGAGTGGGATAAAACAACTATATAAAAAATATACAGAATGAGCTATTTAACACATTTAAAAAGAAGTAAGCATCATTATTCAAGCAGGTGGATTGTAAAATATAATGATGAAGGATTGGTACGAGAGGTTAAGTTAATTTTTAACCCTGAAGAATATAGAAAGAGCAAGAGAGCTAGAACATTAAATACACAACAAGGATTAATTAAAATACTAGAAAATGACAAAGAGAGAAGAAATACCTAGTTATTATATAGGAAAAAAACACAAAATAGAAGCTAGAAAAGTAGTTGAGGACTTTCAAGGGGATAACTATAATTTAGGAACTGCTATCACTTATTTATTAAGGGCAGGAAAAAAAGAAGGGAATCCGATTGAACAGGATATACGCAAAGCAATAAATCATCTACACTTTGAATTAGATAGAGTGTATAGGGATAGCGAAATAAAAACAGGAGGACTAGATAGAACAGGATTATAATGGAAAAAGATACAATACAATTAGTAAGCTGGAAACAAGTTGTAAAAAAATACGGATATAAAGAAACTAAAAATAAAGGAACAAGATTTGGTATTCAGCTTACTTTAGAGGGTATGCATGATACTCAATTTATATGGTGTGAAACTAATTTAGAAAGGAAAAAGTTATTTAAAACTATAATGAGAATTGCACAAGACGAAGGCAGGGATTTAAAATTAATAGATTGATATGGCACTATACAAATGTCCTTGTGGTGAAAGCGAAAAAGAAATTGGAAAAGCTACTATTGTTTTAAGAGATGGAAAGTGGGTTGCTAAAGAAGCATTATGTAAGTGCGGTAAATATATGGATAGTGAACCTGAAGAAGGTATGCCAAGTATAAAAAGAACAGAAGCATCTTTAAGTAAAAAAAAACGGCACGATAAATTGTGGGATGGAGCAAAAGAAAAATTAGTTGGAGAAAGAGGTATTAATGAACCTTTTAAATAAATAACAAAACATTCTATTATATATTATGAAGCAACAAGTTAAGATTAGTCAAGTAAAGGGAAATCCTAATAATCCTAGAATTATCAAAAATGATAAATTTAAAAAGCTAGTTAAATCAATTAAGGAATTTCCTGAAATGCTAAAGTTAAGACCTATTGTAGTTGATGAGGAGATGATGGTGCTTGGTGGAAATATGAGATGGAAAGCAAGTAAAGATGCTGGTTTAAAAGAAGTATGGATTGAAATAGCTGAAGGACTTACTGAAGAAAAAAAGAAAGAATTTATAGTAAAAGACAATGTAGGATTTGGAGAATGGGATTGGGATATAATAGCGAATGAATGGGAAAGCGGAACACTTAAAGAATGGGGTGTTGATCTACCTGTTTTAGATGATAGGTTAGAGGTTATAAATGGAGAACAGCCAGAAATAGAAATAACATCAGAAATATTAGAAGAACATAATTATTTGGTTTTTACATTTGATAATCAGTTAGATTGGCAAGTGGTTAAAGAGATATTTGATGTTAAAACAGTTTACAAGCTAAATAAGAAAATGGAAAGGAAGGGGGTTGGTAGAGTGAGAAAAGGAATAGAGCTGATTGAAAAACTTAATAAATGAAATACAAAGTTTACATTCCAAGTAAAGGGAGGGCAGGAAGAGTAACTACAAGTGAGTTGTTTCATGAATCAACAATAGTTTGCCCAAATGCAGAGGTTAAAGATTACAAGAAGCATCATGATAATGTTATAGGTGTTGATGATAATGTAAAAGGAATAACAGCTACAAGAAATTGGATTTTAAATAACGTAGATGATCAGTGGCATATACAAGTAGATGATGATGCTTTAAGTTTTCATGCTTATCAAGAGGGTAAAAAAGAAAGGTTTGTAGATAAAGATAGAATAGATAACATATTAGATAACCAATTCCACTTATGTAATGGGTGGGGTTTTAAAGTATGGGGATTAGCATTAACGGCTGATTATAAATTCTATGATGAGTTTAGACCTTTTACAACACAAAGTGTAATAGGTGCAAACATTATTGGTATTATAAAAAATGAAATAAGATTTGATGAGAGGTTAAGAGTTAAAGAAGATTATGATTACAGTATGCAGCACATAGCAAAATATGGAGGAGTGTTAAGATGTTCAAAGTTTGGAATAGATGTGGTGCATTTAACAAATGAAGGGGGATGTGTTTCTTATAGAACTAAAGAAGTAGAGATGGAAGCATACAATGTTTTATTAAAAAAATGGGGAAAGAAAATAGCAATATTACAAAATAATAAAAATTTTGTTAAATTAAGGTCACCGAGAAAAGGAGTATAATGGACAAAAATAGACACATAAAAAAGGAATCAATGCTAAAGGCGTTGGAAAAGAGTTTAGGGGTTGTAACTGTTGCATGTAAGCAAAGCAATACACCAAGAAGCACTTATTACAAATGGTTAAAAGAAGATGAAGAATTTGCTAAAGAAGTTAAGGAAATAGAAAATATAGCACTTGATTTTGCAGAAAGTCAGCTACATTCTCAAATGAGAGATGGGAACACATCTGCTACAATCTTTTATTTAAAAACAAAAGGAAAGAAAAGAGGGTATATAGAAAGGCAGGAGTTAGATGTAAACTCAGGAGAAAATCCGTTTAATGTAAGTGTAAACATAAAAGGAGTTGAACACTAAACCTATATTTACAGCTACACAACAAATAGCAATAGAGTATCTTTTTGATAAAAGTACAAAAGAAGTTTTATTTGGAGGAGCTGCGGGTGGTGGGAAATCATGGGTGGGGTGTGCATGGTTAGTTCTGCTTTGCATGAAATATCCTAATACGAGGTATTTAATGGGGAGGTCTAAATTAGATGCTTTAAAGAAAACAACACTAAATACTTTTTTTGAAGTTTGTAGCTCTTATAACTTAGAAGCAACCAAGCATTACAACTTTAATGCAGCAAGTAATATCATTACGTTTATAAATGGTTCTGAAATAATATTAAAGGATTTATTCTTATATCCATCAGATAGAAACTTTGATAGCTTAGGTTCATTAGAAATAACAGCAGCGTTCATAGATGAAGCAAATCAAATAACGGAGAAAGCTAAAAACGTAGTAGCATCAAGATTAAGATATAAGTTAGATGAAAATGGATTGATTCCCAAAATGCTAATGACTTGTAACCCAGCTAAGAATTGGGTATATACAGAATATTATAGACCAGCAAAAGATAACACAATCAAACCTTATAGGAAGTTTATTCAGAGTTTAGTTGGAGATAATACTTATATATCTCAGCATTATGAAAAGCAGTTATTTGAATTAGATGAATTAAGCAAACAAAGGTTACTGTATGGGAATTGGGAGTATGATGCAACTAATGATAGTTTAGTAGAATACAATGCTATTGTAAATCTTTTCAATCAACAAGGAATTGATGGAGAAAAATACATAACATGTGATGTAGCGCGTTTTGGAAGCGATAGAACAGTTATAATGCTATGGCAAGGGTTACACCTTAGATATGTAAGAACATTGCTTAAATCAGCAGTAAATGATGTTGTGGATGAAATAAAGAAACTACAACAAGAGAATCAAGTTAATTTAAGAAACATTATAGTTGATGAAGATGGAGTAGGTGGTGGTGTTAAAGATTATCTAAGATGCAAAGGATTTGTAAATAATGCAAGACCTTTAAAAAATGAGAACTATCAGAATTTAAAAACGCAATGTTATTATAAATTAGCAGATTTAATTAATAAAGGACAGCTAGGAATTAGTTGCTCTGATGTTAATGTAAAAAACCAAATAATTGAAGAATGTGAACAAATAAGGACAAAAGATGCAGATAAAGACAATAAATTGCAGATAATTGCTAAAGATACTGTAAAAGCTATTTTAGGAAGGTCACCTGATTACTCTGATGCATTAGCTATGAGAATGTATTATGAGGTGGATAATAATTTTGGAAAGTATTTTGTGCAATAAAAAAGAGGGCGACTTAATAAAAGCCAACCCCCTTTTTAAAACTAAAATGAAACAACCAATAGGCAAATATACACTATTAAACTAAATAACAATAATTTCTATTATATAATATATGAAGGTTAAAATAAAGAAGGAAGGAAAGGAAAAAGAATTTAACTTAATCAATAGCTGGGAAGATGTAACTTTAGATAAGTGGATCAAGCTGATTAAATTAAAAGATAAAAGTAAGAGCAAGGAAGCGTTAGAAACTATAACAGCATTATCTGATATTCCAAAAAAGCTATTAAAGCAATTGGAGATAAAAGACATAGCAGTTATAATGGGGAAACTCGCTGAGATGCAGCAGAAGGAAAATAGTTCTTTAAAAAAGATAATTAAAATAGAAGGGAAAGAATACGGCTTCCACCCTGATTTAGATTCCATTACATTGGGGGAATATGCCGAGATTGAAACCTTCTTAAAGAAAGGAGTAGAGAAACATTTACCTGAAGTAATGGCGGTGTTGTATAGACCGATAGTTGAAAAGGAAAACAATATCTATTCTATTGAAGCGTATGATGGAGATATTAGGATAAGGGCG